TCCTTAAGGATACCGAAAAACAGGGACAAAGACGGTTGAGAATCCTTCCGACCGCAGATGGTTCTTCACCATTCAAAGAAGTATGGTACCACGAGATTCAAGTGGACGGTAAATGGCAAAAGTTTTATGACCCAGGAAAGAACGACAATGAGCGTTCACCATTGAACGAGGTTTATGAAGAACTACGTTCAACAGGTAAAGATGCTGATAAGGAACTTGCTAAACAATATCTTTCTCGTAAATTTTACATTGTTAAAGTTATTGACCGTGACGCAGAAGACGAAGGAGTAAAATTCTGGCGTTTCAAACACAACTACAAGAACGAAGGTATTCTTGACAAAATCATTCCAATTTGGAGAGCTAAAGGTGACATCACAGACCCTGATAACGGACGTGACATTATCCTTGAATTGACAAAGGCGAAAACTCCTAAAGGTGCGACCTACACCGTAATTCAAACCATCATGTATGATGACCCAGCTCCTGTTCATGAGGACAAAGACTTAGCTAAGTCTTGGATTGAAGATGAGTTGACTTGGGAAGACGTATACTCTAAAAAACCTGTTGAATACCTTGAAGCAATTGCTCGTGGTGAGACTCCACGTTGGGATTCTGAAAAAGGTGGATACGTTTACGGAGACTCAACTTCAGGTGAGATTATGTTAGGTGGTGACGAAGCTTATGCTGACCCACAGGTTAACGCTGAGGCAGACGAAGATTTACCATTCTAAATTTAATTATAAAAGCATGGACACTAGCATATACAATGTGTCCATGCTTTCTTATTTTTAGGTAATAACAATATTATACATAGACAATGGCAATTAAGAAAAATGATTTTAGTACTCTGAAGAAGAAGTTCTCTACTTCAGCTAAGTACAAACCCCAACGTTTCTTTGACTTGGGTGAGGAGTTTTTGGATGCCGTTGGTTTACCCGGACCTGCTATCGGACATTTGAATATGTTCTTAGGACACTCAGATACTGGTAAGACAACAGCGTTAGTTAAAACAGCTGTGGATGCACAGAAAAAAGGTATTTTACCTGTGTTTATCATCACGGAACAAAAATGGTCTTTTGAACACGCGAAACTTATGGGTTTTGAATGTGAAGAAGTTGTTGATGAGTCGACAGGTGAGTTGGATTGGGATGGTTTCTACATCTTTAATAACAACTTTGACTACATCGAACAAATTACTGACTACATCAATAGTTTGTTAGATGCACAAGAAAAAGGTGAGTTGGATTATAGTTTATTATTCTTATGGGATTCAGTTGGTTCTGTTCCTTGTAAGATGACTTACGAAGGTAAGGGTGGTAAACAACACAACGCATCAACATTGGCGGACAAAATCGGTATGGGTATCAACCAACGTATTTCAGGTTCACGTAAGGCGGACTCTAAATACGAAAACACTTTGGTTATCGTTAACCAACCTTGGGTTGAATTACCTGATAACCCATTCGGTCAACCAAAAATCAAAGCTAAGGGTGGTGAAGCAATTTGGTTGAACTCATCATTGGTATTCCTATTTGGAAACCAAAAAGGCGCTGGTACAACTAAGATTACCGCAACCAAAGACAAAAGAACCGTTAAGTTCGCATCAAGAACCAAAGTGTCGGTATTGAAAAACCACATCAATGGACTTGGTTATGAAGACGGTAAGATTATCGTAACACCTCACGGATTCATTGCGGGTAAAGAGGCTTCTGAAGAGAAAGCGTCAATTGAAGCGTACAAGAAAGAGTATGCTGACTATTGGAAAGAGATTATCGGTACCGAAGGTGATTTTGATTTGAAAGAAGAAAAAGAGTAAGTAGAACCATTAAATAAACTGTAGTGATTAAAACGTTAATAATTGACGGAAACAATCTTTTTAAAATTGGGTTTCATGGTGTAAGAGATTACTTCCATAATGGAAAACATATTGGAGGGACTTGGCACTTCATAAACACAATTAGACGGTTTATTGAAGAGTACAATTACGACAAGGTCGTAGTTTTTTGGGATGGTGATAGTAATTCTTCCGCAAGAAAGACTATCTACCCCCAATACAAAGAACATCGTAGAAACGATATGAATGAGTTTAAAATGGACTCATTTCAAGAACAGAAGGAGAGGGTAAAACAATACCTCGAAGAGATGTTCGTAAGACAAGTTCTCATTGACAATAATGAAGCTGATGACCTCATCGCTTATTACTGTCAAATTTCTGAGAACGAACACAAAACAATTTTTTCAGGTGATAAAGATTTGACACAACTTATTTCAGATAAGGTGTCAATCTATTCACCAAATTCAAAAAGATTCTATAAGAAGGGGGATAACATCAAATTACACGACATTGAAGTTCCACACGATAACATCAAGACCTGTAAGGTTTTAATGGGTGATAAGTCAGATAATATCGATGGTATCTACTTCTTGGGGGAGAAAACATTTGTGAAATTATTCCCTGAGGTACTTGACGAAACAGTAAGTGTCACCGATATTTTGACTAAGGCGGAAAGCCTTTTGAAAGAAGACAAGGAAAACAAAGTATTACAAAACCTATTAAGTGGAAAAACTAAAAGTGGTATATTCGGAGAAGAATTTTATACAATCAATGAAAAGATTGTCGATTTGTCAAACCCCCTTATTACAGATGACGCTAAGGAATTAGTGGAACTTTATTACCGTGAGAGTCTTGACCCTGACGGTAGAGGATACAAGAACCTAATCAAAATGATGATGGAAGATGGGTTCTTTAAATATCTACCAAAAGGAGACGACGCTTGGGTATATTTTTTAAAACCCTTTTTAAAACTAACAAGAAAAGAAAAACGTAAATTCAAACAAGTAAAATAAAAAAAAATAATTATGAAAGAGCAAAACGAAGCAACGAAACTTGAGTTTTTGATGATGGTCAATGACAACATTATTGTTCAACGATTTTTTAACGTTAGGGATTTCAACCCTAAAGCAAAAAGTTCGATGGACTTGTATCATTTAATTAGACAATTCTCAAACGACATTGAGTATCAACTTAAGATGAAAACTGTGGTCTATATGATGGACAATATGGATGAAATCATGACAAACCCAACTATGTTAGAAACATCTTATACGGACGGTCCTGAACATATTAACATCTTTGTGAAGCAAGGAGACATGACAATTTGTCACCGTCAGTTTAACGCTAAAGTATACCCTCCGAAGGTAAGATATACCGTGGACGTACGCCCACACCTAAAAAATTTACTAATGTCTTTGACTGACATTTTTTCATCTAAAAATTTAACATTGGAATATATGGGTGTTCCTCTAACTGTCTAATATTTATCTTTACACTAACAGAGAAACACTATGGCGTCAAACAAAAATTTTGAATATTTGGGTAGCGGATTTCAGCTACAACTATTAAACCAACTTATCATTGATAAGGAGTTTGCAAGAACAATTATTGATGTTCTTGAGGTAAATTACTTCGAGAGCAAGTACTTCAAACTCATCGTTCAAATGGTGAAGGAGTACTATGTAAAGTACGAGCATACACCTACGTTTGATACCTTAGAACAAATTACAAAATCAGAATTACAACAAGAATTAGCATCAAAAATTGTTATTGATACGATTAAGAAGATAAAAGATGTTAATGTTGAAGGAGGACTATTCGTTCAAGAGAAAGCACTTAAGTTCTGTAAACAACAAGAACTACAAAAAGTGATGAACAAAGCTCAAAAAATCATCGACGGTGGTGAATTTGAGAATTACGATAAGGTTGAACAACTTGTGAGAAACGCTCTCCAAGTCGGACAACGAGAAGACGGACAGTCTGATGTATTTGCTAATTTGGATGAGGTGTTAAACGAAGACTATCGTCACCCAATCCCTATGGGTATCCCTGGTATTGATAGACTTTTAAAAGGTGGATTAGCAAAAGGGGAAATCGGTGTTGTGTTAGCACCGACAGGTGTAGGTAAATCTACACTACTAACAAAAATTTCAAACCACGCTTTCAACTTGGGTTACAATGTATTACAAATCTTTTTTGAGGATAACCCAAAAATTATTCAAAGAAAACATTTCACATTATGGACGAAAATTCATCCTGATGAACTATCTTTGAAGAAAGATGAGGTTATGGCTAAGGTTCACGAGATTAAAACCACGATGCCAAACAAGTTAATCTTGAAGAAACTACCATCAGATACTATGAGTATGTTACAAATCAAGAATCAAATCAGAAAAATGATTGCCGACGGTATTAAAATTGATATGGTACTATTGGACTACATCGACTGTGTGGTTCCTGATAGAAACTTAGGTGATGAGTGGAAGTCTGAAGGTTCTGTGATGAGAGCATTTGAAGCTATGTGTCACGAATTGGATATCGTTGGGTGGACTGCAACTCAAGGTAACCGTCAATCAATTTCATCTGACGTTGTAACAACAGACCAAATGGGTGGTTCTATTAAGAAGGCTCAAGTTGGTCACGTAATTATCTCTGTGGCTAAGTCACTACAACAAAAAGAGATGAAGTTGGCCACAATAGCGATTACTAAATCACGTATCGGTGATGATGGGGTTGTTTTTGAAAACTGTAAGTTCGACAACGGAATGTTGGAGATTGATACTGAAAGTTCAGTAACATTCTTGGGTCTTGAAGAACAACAAGAAGAACGAAACAGACAACGAATCAAAGATTTGATGGACAGAAGAAAACAAAAAGAACAAACTAAAAAAGAAGAAAATAATAATTAAGATTATGGAAAACATATTAAAAGAAAATCCTAACAGATTTGTTATCTTCCCTATTGAGTACAACGATATTTGGGAATATTACAAACAACACCAAGCAGCGTTTTGGACGGCTGAGGAAATTGACTTAACAGGTGATATTAGAGATTGGGAAAACCTATCAGATAACGAAAGATATTTTATTAAGAACGTATTATCGTTCTTCGCGGCATCAGATGGTATTGTGAATGAAAACTTGGCGGAAAACTTCCTTAAAGAAGTACAATATCCTGAGGCTAAGTTCTTCTACGGATTCCAATTAATGATGGAAAATATCCACTCATTAATGTATTCTTTGTTGATTGATACTTACGTATCGAATCCTCAAGAAAAAGATGAGTGTTTCAACGCAATTGACAGATTACCCGCAGTTCAGAAGAAAGCTAAGTGGGCTTTGGATTGGATTGAAAACGCATCTTTCCAAGAGAGATTAGTTGCCTTCGCCGCGGTTGAAGGTATCTTCTTTTCAGGTTCATTCTGTTCAATCTTTTGGATGAAGTCAAGAGGTATTATGCAAGGTTTGTGTAACGCTAACTCACTTATCTTTAAAGATGAGAACCTACACTGTGATTTCGCAATTCACCTATTAAATAATCACATCCAAGATAGACCAAGTGAGAAACGAATCAAAGAGATTCTACTTTCCGCACTTGAGATTGAAAAAGAATTTATTACAGAATCACTTCCTGTATCATTAATCGGTATGAACTCAAACTTAATGAAACAATATTTGGAGTTTGTTGTTGACGGATTATTAGTTAAACTTGGTTGTAAAAAAGAGTTTAATGTTGAACAACCATTTAAATTCATGGAACAAATCGCTGTTGAAACCAAAGGTAACTTCTTTGAATCAAGAACAGTTGAGTATCAAAAAGCGAAGTTGAATGAAACACTTTCATTTACGGACGATTTCTAATTAATTAAACTATAAAATATGTCATTAAAGATAAAAAAGAGAGGTGGGGAGGAAGTATCTTTCAACCCACAAAAGATTTATAACAGAGTAAAACGAGCGGCGAAAGGTTTGAGTGTAAACTCAGACGAGATTTTTATTAAGGTAATCACTTCAGTACCAACTGAAGGTTTAATCACTACAAAAGAACTTGATAAGTTAGTATACGAGATTGCCGCCTCATACACTGGCAGTCATCACGACTACTCACGTTTAGCGTCGTCAGTTGCTATTTCATCATACCACAAAGAAACAAACGAAAGTTTTTCTGAGACCATGAATTTACTGTATGGGTATGGTATTATTAATGAAATTTTAATTGATACCATCAACAAATATGGTGCTGAAAACATTGATAATGTTATCAATCACGAGAATGATTATAATTTTGATTATTTCGCTTGGCGTTCATTACAAGAGATGTATCTTTTGAAAACACCTAGTGGTGTTGCGGTTGAAAGACCACAACATATGTATATGAGAGTAGCTCTTTGGGTTACTAAGAGTTTTGAAGAAGCTGTTGAGTATTACCAATCATTATCTCAACAATTGATATCACCCGCAACACCGATTATGATTAACGCGGGTACCAAAGTACCTCAGTTAGCGTCTTGTGTATTACATTATAATAACGCAGATTCTCGTGACGGTCTTTTAGGTACCATGAGAGACATCTCAACATTTTCATCTGACGCGGCAGGTATTGGGTTAGCTATGTCTAACATTCGTAGTAAAGAAAGTCGTATTAGTACTTCGGGTGGTTACGCAGGTGGTTTATTGAAATATCTTAAAATTGTAAACGAATCGTTGAGATTCTTTAACCAACAAGGTCGTCGTCCTGGTAGTGCGGCTATCTATTTGGAACCATGGCACAAAGACATTTTTGACTTGTTGGATATTAAAAAGAATACAGGTGCAGAAGAACTTAGAGCTCGTGACCTATTTACGGCATTGTGGTTACCTGACAACTTCATGAAAGCAGTTGAAACTAATGGTGATTGGTACTTATTCTGTCCTAATGACATTATCAAAGCTGGTATCAAACCACTCCAAGAGTGTTACGGACAAGAATATGAAAATAACTACAACAGAGCGGTACAGTTAGGCTTAGGTAAAAAAACCAAAGCTCAAGAAATTTGGAATAAGATTATTGAATCACAAGTTGAAACTGGCGTTCCTTATTTGTTGGCAAAAGATAGTGTTAACTCTAAAAGTAACCACCAAAACATTGGGGTTGTAAAACAATCTAACCTTTGTGCGGAAATAGTTCAGTACACTGATGAAGAGACAACCGCAATTTGTACATTATCATCTATGGTTCTTAAGAACTTCATTAAAGATGGTAAGTTTGATTTTAAACTACTTCACGATGAAACAAGAAAAGTTGTTAGAGCGTTGAATAAAGTTGTTGATGTTAATAATTACTCAACTGAGAAAGGTCGTAAGGGTGGTATGGAACAAAGAGCCATCGCTATCGGTACTCAGGGACTTGCAGATGTATTCTATTTAATGGATTACATCTTTACATCACCTGAGGCTCGTCAATTAAATAAAGACATTTTTGAAACCATTTATTTTGCGGCGGTTAGTGAAAGTAATGAATTGTGTAAAACCGAACAATACCAACCATATAAGTTCTTTGAAGGTTCACCATTATCACAAGGAGTATTTCAATTTGATATGTGGGGTCTTAAAGAAGATGAACTTTCAGGTTTTTGGGATTGGAAATCTTTGAAAGAAGACGTTGCTAAATGGGGTGTTTGTAACTCATTATTTACGGCTCAGATGCCTGTCGCATCTTCGGCTAAGATTACAGGTTCTTACGAAATGACTGAACCTGCCCACTCAGCAATCTTTAACAGACGAGTAGTTGGTGGTGAGATTATGATTGTAAATAAGTACCTCATCAACGACTTTGAAAAGATTGGTATTTGGTGTGAAGATTTGAAAAATGAAATCATCATGAACGATGGGTCAATTCAAAACATCAACTTCAACAATTATCTTGACCCTGAAGAAAAAACTTACAACAAAAAAGTTAAACGTATTGAGCACTTAATCCCTAAATACAAAACTATTTGGGAGATTTCACAAAGAGAACTTATTGATATGGCGGCTGACAGAGCACCTTTCATTGACCAAACACAATCAATGAATATCTACATGTCAAACCCAACATTGTCTAAGATTTCTTCATCACATTTTCACTCATGGAAAAGAGGTTTGAAAACTTTGTGTTACTATGTTAGAACTAAAGCAATTTCAACGGGAGCAAAACACTTGGCGGTTGATATCACTAAAGTTAGAAAACCTGTTACTAAAACTGATACACCAACAGTAACTTATACTCAGGAAACACAGAAACC